GCAAGGTTTAACCGCCTTGAAGACAAAATTAACCAACTTATTCGGCAGGGGTAAGAAATGAAAAAGATGAAAGTTAAGCGTTATCAGGCTGGTTTGGGCGTTGAGGGTGACTATGAGTCTTCTGAGGACGCTAAAAACTTAATTGCCGCTGCCGCTCGTGAAAAGGCTGATTTTGAAGCAGCGCAATCAAAAATGCCGGATGTGGGTGGCCCAGCAAAAATGGCTTCTTTTGGTGAGGCTTTTAAAGAGGCTCGCGGGCGCGGGGACAAGACGTTTGAGTACATGGGCAAAAAGTACACCACCGAGATGGCTGGTGGGAAAAAAGCCACTGCCCCCGCTTCCACTGCCAAATCCGAGACAAAACCAAAGGTTAGTTCTTATGCCGAGGCAGCACGGTCTTCTAAGACTTTGGGAGATGTTGTTGCAAGTGACGCAGCCAAACAGGCTGAATATCGTGAAGCAGTTCGTTCTGGTAAAGAAAAAACGTTAGGGACTAAACTTCAAGAATTTGGCGGTCGGTTTAGACGCGCTTTAGCAACTGGACGGCCACAGGGGGGAGAGGGCATGAAAAAAGGTGGCATGGTTGGCTCCGCTTCCAAGCGTGCCGATGGTTGTGCCCAACGTGGTAAGACCCGTGGAAAGATGGTGTAACTATGTCCGAGAAGAAGGAAGAAGAGAAAAAAGTTGAGAAATCAGCCCGGACTCAGATCATAGAGAGCATGCCTGAGAACGTATTGCAGCGGGGGGCGTCAAAAGTCAGTAACTTTTTGGACAAGTTTGGCATCACAGAAAGCAAAAAATACGAAGGAAAGACTGCTGATGATCTCACTAAGAAACGCTCCGGTGGGTCGGTTAAATCTTCGGCTTCTAAGCGGGCTGATGGTTGTGCTCTTCGTGGCAAAACCCGTGGAAGGATGGTCTGACATGGGCACCGCTCAACTTCTTCATCTCTTGTCTATTGGTGCTAGAAATCTGGCTGAGTCTAGAAAGCCCAAGGAAGAGCCAAAAGTAGAAAAGAAAGAAGAGCCAAAGGAAGAAGTAAAACCTGAGCCAGAGAAGAAACGCTCTGGTGGGTATGTTAAATCTGCTGACGGTTGTGCCCAGCGTGGCAAGACTAAAGGGAGAATGGTGTGAGCCAAGACGTTGACACCCAGATGATGTTAGATCTCATGGACTCAGGTATGACTGAGGCCGAAGCCTATGCTGAGATGAAAAAGCGTAAGGAAGCCAAAGAGCCTCCCACGGGTGCTGTACGTCCTACTTTCCCCCCTAAAAAAGCCAAGCCTGTAGTTAAAACTGCTCGGGCTGGTGGAATGATGAAGTCTATTGACGGTATTGCACAAAGAGGTAAGACTCGTGCCAAGCGTTAGCAAAAAGCAGCACAATTTTATGGCGGCGGTGGCTAATAACCCAGCGTTTGCCAAAAAGGCAGGTGTTCCTCGCTCAGTCGGTGAGGAGTTTATGAAGGCAGACAAAGGGAAGAAATTCCAGAAAGGTGGCGAAATGAAAGAGTCAAAGAAAATGATGGCAAAAGAAGTAGCCTTCATGAAGAAAAAAGGTGCTCCTAAGTCCATGCTTAAGCATGAGATGGCTGAAGCCAAAGGTATGAGAAAAGGTGGCTATGTTGGCGGCGGTAAAGTTTCTGCTAAAGAAACTATGGGTTCTCGCACAATGGGCAAAGTCGTTGCTGGTGGTAAGAAGCCGCACGGCGAACACACCGTCCAGAAGTCAGGAAATACCAAAGGCAAGATGGTCAAAATGGCTGGCGGCGGAATGCGCGGCGGGAAGTGCTAAATGAGACCGAGCCGGGGCATGGGGGCCATGAACCCCTCCAAAATGCCAAAAGCCAAGACGATCAAGCGGAAAGACAAACCGCAAGACGTTGAGATGTTTGCCGAAGGCGGTGAGTCTCGGGTCAACGAGGCTGGCAACTACACCAAACCCGGCATGCGTAAGTCTCTGTTTAATCGAATCAAGGCTGGCGGTAAGGGAGGTGCTCCGGGTCAGTGGAGCGCCAGAAAGGCTCAGATGTTAGCCATGCAGTATAAGAAAGCAGGCGGTGGATACCGGGATTAGGTTCCCGGTCTACGACGCCAAGGTGGACGGGAACGTATTCAGGTGGATTTTAGAGGCGTCAGAGGATTTTAGACAGATTAGGCAGAGGCAGAGATATGTCGAGTTTAAAAAAGCCGCAGCAAAGTCTGAAAGCGTGGACCGCTCAAAAGTGGAGAACTAAGAGTGGCAAACCTTCTACGCAAGGACCAAAAGCGACAGGCGAACGGTATCTTCCCTCTGCTGCGATCAACGCCCTCTCTCCGCAAGAGTACGCAGCCACGACCCGGGCTAAAAGAGCGGGTAAGGCAAAAGGCAAGCAGTTTGTTGCCCAGCCTAAAGGGATTGCTAAAAAGACTGCTGGGTATAGGTAAAAAATAATGAGCACAACTACCGGAACCGAACTGTTTAACCTAAACCTCAATGACATCATTGAGGAGGCGTTTGAGCGTGCCGGTTCAGAGGTTCGTTCAGGTTACAACGTCCGTACAGCCCGCCGCAGCCTAAACCTGCTGACTATTGAGTGGGCTAACCGGGGCGTAAATCTTTGGACTATTGAAGAGGGCCAGATCCCTCTGGTTCAGGGTCAGGTGACTTATCCGCTGCCGGTAGACACGATTGATCTGATTGAGCATGTGGTCCGGACTAATAATGGCGTGCAGTCTACGCAGACTGACATCAACATTACCCGTATCTCAGTCTCCACTTATGCCACGATCCCTAACAAAATTACCCAAGGTCGTCCGATTCAGGTTTGGGTAGATCGGCAGTCTGGCTCTGTAGGAAAGACAGGGTTAACCCTAGCCTCAAACATCAATAACAACATCACCACAATTCCTCTTACCTCAACGGTTGGGCTTCCTGCCACGGGATTCGTGACTATCGGTGCCGAGACTATTAACTACACCAATACGACTTCGACTCAACTGCTGAACTGCATCAGGGGCCAAAACGGAACTGCGGCTACCTCACATACGGCTGGGGCGACAGTCACTGCTCCCGAACTGCCAAATATCAATGTGTGGCCTGCCCCGGATCAGGGTACGGTTGGGGGTCCTGTATACACGTTTGTTTACTGGCGTTTACGTAGGATTCAAGACGCTGGCAACGGTATCAATACCCAAGACATTCCTTTCCGTCTGCTGCCCTGTATGGTGGCTGGCTTGGCCTACTACATAGCCATGAAGATTCCCGAGGGGGCGCCTCGTCTTGAGATGTTAAAAGCAGCCTATGAAGAGCAGTGGATGATGGCTGCTGGTGAGGACCGTGAAAAAGCCTCGGTTCGGTTTGTGCCCCGCAACATGTTTGTTACTGGCGGCGGTTACTAATGGGTAACAAGTTCTCATCCGGCAAGTTTTCGATTTCGCAGTGTGACCGCTGCGGATTCCGGTTCAAACTAAAAGATCTAAGACGGTTAGTCATTAAGACTAAAAACATAGATATTAAGGTTTGCCATACATGCTGGGAGCCTGATCAGCCGCAGTTGCAACTCGGTATGTATCCGGTTTATGACCCGCAAGCCGTTAGAGAGCCGCGCCCTGATACCACGTACTTTCAGGCAGGTCTAAATGGTTTGGAGACTAACCCAGACGGAGGCCCAACCGAGGCTGGATATGGCGTGCCGACTCAGGGTAGTAGGATTGTCGCTTGGGGGTGGAACCCGGTAGGATTCTATAACCCGCTAAAGTTGCCTTTTCAACAGAACTTTTTGGTAGCAACAACCTCAGTAGGAACTGTAACCATACAGGTTGAAGAACCTGTACTCATATAGGAGTAAGAAATGAAAGATGCAGTCAAAAAAGCGGTGCATAAACACGAGAAAGCCATGCACCCCGGCAAACCGCTAACCAAACTACGGGCCGGTGGCAAGACCAACGCTGACATGATGAAGTATGGCCGTAATATGGCTAAAGTTATGAACCAGCGTAGCCCAATGCGTCCGGCCTCTAAAAAGACGGGAATTTAATCATGAAAAAAGGTAGCCTGCGGGTTGTACAACCCCAAAAAGATTATCCCGGCTCAGATGCCGTAGCCAAGGCTGGTGTTGCCGTAACCGGTAACGAGGCTACTTTTGGCTACAACGGATACCCCAATGCCATTCCCAGCACCCAGACCGTAAAGACTCGGGGTACTGGCGCGGCGATAAAAGGCACTAACTCCAGCACAAAGTTGGGATAAATGAACTACGCAACGCTATTTAAGACGATTCAGGCATACGTTGAAAACGACTTTCCGACAACGGTAGTCGTTGATACAGCCTCGTCTAATACTAACTTTACGAATAAGGAGCAAATTGACACCTTTATTCGTCAGGCCGAACAACGTATTTATAATAGCGTTCAACTTCCGGTATCTCGCAAAAACGTAACTGGAAACTGCACATCCGGCAATAAGTACCTTTCGCTGCCGTCTGATTGGCTGGCTAACTTCTCTGTTGCTAGGATTAATGCGGATCAAACTCAAGATTACTTGTTAAATAAAGATGTTGAATTTATCCGTGAGTCTTTTCCAGATCCAACTGATTTAGGACCGCCTACACATTACGCCATTTTTAAAGGACCAACCACGGTCCCGGGTGATGTATCTACGCTAATTCTTGGTCCAACGCCTGACGCTAACTACAACATGGAACTGCATTATTTTTACTATCCGCAGTCTATTGTTGATAACTCTAGCGGTACTTCTTGGCTTGGACAGAACTTTGATTCAGCACTTCTTTATGGTTCATTGCTTGAAGCCTACACCTACATGAAGGGTGAAAAAGACGTTAACGACAATTACATTGCTCGTTACAATGAAGCCTTGGCTATGTTGAAACAACTTGGTGAAGGCAAGAACCGTCAAGACATGTATCGAACAGAACAAGCGAGGTATCCAGTCAGATGAGCGGCATGAGCGAAGTAGCATTTTTATTGGGTGGCAACAACGTAAAAGTTGTTACCACTTCTGGGCGTGGCTTTACTCCTGAAGAAATTGCGGAGAGAGCCTTGGACAAAATTATTTATGTGGGATCTCAAACTCATCCTGCCATTCGTGATCAGGCTGAGGCGTTTAAAAAGCAAATCCGTCAGGTTTTGGTTTTTTATATGAAAGAGGCAATTAAGTCGAACCACACGACTTTAGCCAATAAGTTCAGGAAAGCAGGACATCCTGAGTTCGTAAAACTTTTAGATGACTAATATGGACGCAAAATTTTGCAATTCATGTAAAGAGGTTAAGCCTCTAGCAGATTTTGCTGTCCAAAAAAGTCATAGAGTTGGTAGTCCTGTTTCTGTATGTACACCATGTAGAGTTGAGAAAAATAGAAAGCGTAGACAAGAAAATCCAGAGCATGTTGCAAACATAGAACGCCGAAGTAAATTTAAAAAGCAGTATGGAATTACTTTGGATGATTACAATAATATGCTTGACAAACAAAGTGGTGGGTGTGGTATTTGTGGATCAGAAACGGCTGGGGTAAGAACAAAATATTTTTCAGTTGACCATTGTCACTCCACCGGAAAAGTGCGCGGTCTTCTTTGTATGAAATGTAATCGTGGCTTAGGTTTGTTTAACGACAATACTGAGCGTTTATTAAAAGCAGTAAATTATTTAAAGGAGTTTTAACATGGCAATAACACAAGCGATGACGACCTCGTTCAAAGCAGAACTTCTGCTTGGGGTGCATGATTTTCGTCCGTCGGCCGATACTGGTGCAGACGTTTTCAAGATCGCTCTATATACCTCATCCGCTACGTTGGATGCCAACACGACTGCTTACACCGCTTCTAACGAAGTAGGCACGTCTGGCACTAACTATTCGGCTGGTGGACAGGC